ATTTTCCTTATGATATAGAATTTGATGAAAAAAGAAAAGAGTATATAAAATTTAGGGATAATAATTTATGCCAAATATGTTTTAAACAAGGAGATTATATTCATCATATAGATTATAATAAAATGAATAGTAATCCAAATAATCTTATTTTGTTATGTAACTCTTGTCATAGTAAGACAAACTTCAATAGAGAATGTTGGATTAAATTTTTTCAGGAGAAAATCAAATGAAATTAGAATGTGGTAATTGTAAAAAAATAGGCAGAATTATAGAACTGGATAAAGGAATATATAAATGTGTTTATTGTCAAGAATTAAATCAAGTTCCAGGTGTTCAGAGGCAGGAAGGGCATAATCATGTTGAGGAGAAATTAAGCAATGATATTAAAATATGGGATTGGACAAACATACAGGAAAATGCAGGATTTAATTATTCAGATTACCTTAAAAGCATATTAAGTTTATTAAAGAAAGATGATTTTGGAACATTATCTGCTTCACAGCAAACTGAACTTACTTATGATAAAGCAGTAGAATTGGGATTACTTACTAATAGTGATGTGAATAAATTAAGGATTATATTAAGAGATGGCTTTAAGAAAAATAAAGACATGCAGGAGATACAAAGCCAGATAAAAGAATATATCCCATTAAAAGACAGATTTACTTTAAAAGAAGATGGAACTAAAACATTAGCTTTATCTGCCGATGCAAGACCAGAAATAATAGCCAGAACTGAGACTTTAAGATTAGCCAACGAAGGATTAATCAAGACTTATGAAGATAATAATGTCAAAAAAGTAAGCTGGTTAGCTACTTTAAGCGAGAGAACTTGTGATGTTTGTATGCAATTAGACGGACAGATTATGACGAACGAACAATATCTTTCTCAAAGAGAGCAAATACATCCCTGTTGTCGTTGCAGTTGCTTGGCACTTACAGAACAAGATTAAAATGGAAAGATATATAAAGTGTAGATGTATTGAATATCTATGGTATTCAAGAAAGGACAAATCGCTTGGAATAAAGATAGGAGGACATTCATAAATTGTATTGTTTGTAATAAACAATTTTCAAAATCAAGAAATAAAACTTGCTCTCCAGAATGCAGAAAAATAAATTGGATAAATAGTATGCAAAAAGTTTATAATAGTGAAGAAGTAAAAGAAAAATTAAGACAAAATATATTAAATCAATATCAAAATGGAACACGAGATAAATTCAAGATTACACAAAGAGCAAATGAGGTATGCAGACAAAAAAGTATTGATAAATTTAAATCAAATCCAACAACAAAGATTGGAAAGAGAGGATATAAGTTAATCTATATCCCAATAAAGGGATGGATTTATTATCATCATTATGTATGGGAAAAACACTATGGGGAAATACAAAAAGGAGAGATTATACATCATATAGACAAAAATCCACTAAATAATAAATTAACAAATTTGATAAAATTAATTAATCAAAGTGACCACATGAAACTACATAAATTTGGAATAAAGAAAGAATGAACATAATGGAACGACCAGTTTGTATTAAATGTCAAGAGACAGCAATATGTTTAATCAGCAATATGTGGCTCTGTGGAAAGTGCTTAACTGAGGTAGATAGAAAACTTAAAGAGCAAAGAAAAAAAGCAATCATGGAGATTATAGGATAATGGAATTGTATAGAGGCAAACAAAGAATTCAAAGAATGAGGCATAGCGGAGATATTATCTTTAATTCTAATACAGGCAATGTGACTGATTATGAGGATGTGCCGATTATAGGAACTTGGACAGACCAATTAGTTGATGGGACTACTCAATCTGGCGGAACAGGAGAAAACCAATTAATGAAGTTTGCAGGAACTGCAAACAAATTATGGGGAACAAATGCAGCAGTATTAGGAATTAAGAGAGATAAACTCACGCCAAGAGGCAATAATGCCGAGACAACAAGAGTGAAACGAAAGATTGTTTATATTGAGTAATATATATTTAATTCATAATATATTTAAAGTAAATTATTTATTCTATTTAGAGGTTAATACGTTATTTATGCCAGTTCCAAACCAAGGTGAAAGTAAAGAAGATTTTGTAAAAAGGTTCATGAGTTCTAAAGAAGCTAAAAAAGATTATCCAGATGAGAAACAGAGATTGGCAGTAGCTTATCAGTTCTGGAAAAAGCATTCAAAACAAAAAGCAGATTTGATTATTGAATTTAGTGTTCCTATTACTGAGTTCGGTGAAACACAAGTCAAGGAAGGGTTCAATGATTTCAAAATCAAAGGTGTAGCAATTAACGAGACAATTACTTCTAATGGGCATAAGTTTATTGGCGAAGAATTAAGTTTAGCAGCAAATACATTGAAAGGTGTTCCATTACTAAAAGACCATGATAATTCTGTTGATAGTATTGTTGGAAGGGTATTAGACGCAGGATATAATGTTGATGCAAAGAATATAGTATTTGAGGCAAAGGTTATGGACAGCAAGGTTAGAGAAATGATAGCAGACGGAAGATTAAATAGTGTAAGTGTTGGTGCTCAAGTAAAGGAATTAGAAGAAAGTGAAGGTTTCCTTATACCAAGAGGAATTACATTTAAAGAATTAAGCGTAGTCGCAGTTCCAGCAGATAGCATGGCGACATTTCAAGTAGCGTTAATGGAAGCATACAAGAAAACAAAAGAAGAACCAGATGAAGAACAAGAAATGCCAAAAGACGAGGCAATATCACAATCAAATAAATCTGAAAATACACTGAAAGGAGGTTTAAATATGACAGAAGAAAAACAAGCAGAAGTAGTTGCCAAAGAGGAAATCAAAGTAGTTGAGAAGATAGTTGAAAAGCAGGTAGATAATGCCGAGTTGATTAAGCTTAAATCTGAACTTGACGCAATGAAAAAACTTATAGAGGCACAAAAAGCAGAAACAGAAGACAAGGCGAAAGCTGAATTGACTGAAGATGCTAAATTTACGCTTGTTAGTTCTCACGAAGGATTAGGCGGAAATGCCATATCAGTAGTCATGAAGAAATATTAAATGGCAGCAGCAACAGCAAATAGTTTAGGAGCCGTATGTGTTTTTGATGGTGAAAACCCAAGAATAGTTACAGCAATCGCAAGAGAGGTAATCTCTGGCGGGGTGTTTGTAGTATTCTCAGGAACAGCAGCAGGATGCGTAGGTTCAGGTATTGCTAACTTCGCAACAGCAGATATTGAGGCATGTATTCAGGCAAACCCACACCAAGTTAATGGTTTGGCTTTGCAAAACACAGCAAGTGGAGGATATGTTCCAGTAGCTACCAGAGGAGCATTCTTGTTAAGAGCAGGAAATGCAATATCAGGTGGAAACGCAGTATATGCTTGTGCAACTGGAGACGCAGTAATGGCTTGTGCGATTGATAGCACAGGTTCTATTGAGCCGATAGGAAGAGCATTGTCTAATGGAGGTAGTGAGGTATATGTTCTGGTTGATTTATTACTATAATGGATGAAATGAAAACTATTAAAGAATATGTTAATACAGGAGATGGAACAGCAGGAACACTGCTTATTCCACGAGTTATCTTGCCTACTCTGATAGATGAAGCCGAGAAAGCATTAATACCAAGAGAATTAGCAGCGATGGTTTTAGGACCAGCACAAATTGCAGGACCAACAGCAGTATTCAATCTTTTGAATGCAAATACTATGGATATAAGAGTAGTCGGTGAAGGAGCAGAAATTCCGATGGACGAAGCTACATTTACATCTACAACTGTAACACCATTAAAATATGGAGTTGCAATTAGGATTACAAGAGAAATGATGGAAGACAGCCAGTTTCCGATGTTAGAGTGGAACCTTAAAGTAGCAGGAAGGAGATTTGCAGAGAATGAAAACTCACTTATCTTAACTTGCCTTGATGGAGTAACCAGCACTGTAACAGGTGGAGCAAGTTTAACTGTAGCAAACATAGCAGAAGCAGTAATGGATGTAGAAGAATACGATTATGCAGCAACCGATATAGTTATCGGAAATGAGGCACTTAACGACTTGAGAAACATAGATGTTTTTATTGAAGCACAAAAAAGAGGCAATGCCGATTTCTTGAGCAGAAATATAGTAGGAAGCATCTTTGGAATGAATGTAGTTAGGTTCTCCACAAATGCAGCACCAAGTTCAACTTATTCAAAATACGCTTATGTGTTTGACAGAAGTGCAACTTATTGCATAGCTATTAAGAGAGATATGTCTGTAGAGAACTTCATTTTACCTACATACGATATGCAAGGGAGTTGTTTGACCCAGCGAATAGGAGTAGTTCTTTTAAGAGCAAATGCAGGAACTCAAATCATAACGAGCTAATTAAATTTTAATTTTTTATTTTTTTTTAATTTATAATCAAACTAAATACAGGAGGATAAAACAATAGCAACAATAAACGGAAGCGTATTGAACATGATACCGAATTCAAGGTATGCAGTAGCCAGTGGCTTAGATGTATGTGAGAAGTTAATCTTGCATAGAGCAAGTCCAGATGGTGCTTTGACTGTCGGTATAGGTTCAGCTTTATGTCTTGATATAGTAAGTCAGGAACTTTATATACTCAAGGCAGCAGGCGGAAGTGCTTGGTTCCATATAGGGTCAATTTCGTAAAATCATTTTCAAATGGCAGATACTTTATCAACAATTGGTAGTATAGCAACTCATATCGTTGAATGTTTTGACAATATTAGTGCTGGAATTTCTGGAAATTTAGTTGAAATAGTTGATACTGCAAGAACATTAACACAGAATTTTACAGGAGCAACAATAGGAAGCAATAGTATTGCCGATGCATACCAACATGCTATCCTCAATTTCGCAAAGGCAGATGTAATAGATTTAGTTAATGTACAAGCAGGTGGAGATAGTGTCTCCTTAGGTGAATTAAGTATTAGTTCAAATTCTGAACCGATGAGTGCAGAACAATACAGGCAGTTAGCCACAAATTCACTTAAATACA